AGCAACCCGGGTGCCATCACGACGGACGCGATTATTGCCGGGTATACGGAAGCAGAGAATGCTGAAAAACAGCAGCCCATCGTGGAAGCCTTTGTGTCGAAATACACCGAGATTCCCGAAGGCGCGAACACGGCCCAGCTAACCCCTGAAGGCATTCTGGCCTATGTCACGAAGTATGCCGAATCCACTACAGGCGTGGATGTTTCCGGCCTGAATCCCACAAACGTGACAGGCATTGTCAGCGCCTATAAGGAACTGGCTTCCGGCACAGATGTTTCCCAACTGAAGCCCAGTGAGATCACGGCTTATGTTTTCAAATACCTGGAGGAGAACGAGGTTGATACCACCGGCCTGACGCCTGACTCCGTTACCGCAACGGTCATGGCATATGAGGAGATCACCGGCGGCGCTTCCACCGCTGCCCTGAAGCCCTCGGGTATCGTTGGCCTGATTGTTAAATACGCCGAAGCGGAAAACGTGGATCTTTCCGCGCTGAACTCCGCGCAGGTCGAAGGCATCGTTACGAAGTTCTCTGAGGCAACCGGCTGTGACAAGTCGGAACTGATGAAGGAATTCGTAGCTTACATTACGGAATACAAGGAAGCCAACGGTGTGAAGAAACCGACTCTGAATATGCAAGTCGGCCTGACCGGCTATGATATGCTAGCATACCGCCAGTGGCTGAAAAACAACAAGGTCGAGGTCGAAGGCATTGTCCGTCTGTCGGAAGCCTATGAGGATCCGACAGGTGCTCTGCATGATCCCGGGGTGAAGTTCTGGAAGGATGGACAGGAGATCCCGGTATCCGCTGTCACAGAAGACATGCTGAAACCGGAGGACGTCGCTGTTCTGGACAAAGATGGCACAATGCACGTCCTGATCACAGCCGAGGTGACCGGTGCCCCCGAGGCAATCGCCGAAATGCGGGAACAGGTCGCGGAAGTGGATCAGTTGGGATTGACCAGCCTTGGGAAACTAATTGTTCAGCCCAAAACCCTTATGGATTATATTTCCCAGGCGCGTGCTCAGATTAGATCAGCAAAAGAGGATGCTCACGCATGGTATTCCTTTATTTATGGCGGCGAAAGCGGTCGAATGGAAATACTGGACAACTATATACAGCGTGGATTTGATCCTGAAAGTATAGCTTCGCTCTCCACTTATGTGGCAGAAATTGTGAAAGCAATTCAGAATGGTGAAGCAGTCAGTCAGGAGGATATGGATAATCTGCAGAATATTCTGGCTTTTGTTCAGGAACTGGATGCTGTTGGTGTTGGCGGTAACGTGACCGCAGGCATCGCAGAAGGCATGACCGAGGCCGGATGGGATACCACAGCTGAAACCGTAGCGGAGAATCTGGAAACCGCTATCAACAGCGCTTTCATCATCGAGAGCCCGTCAAAACGAATGGAACCGACTGGTGAGTACGTTGCCGCCGGTATCGGTGAAGGCATGGCAGGCTATGACTTCACGACGGACGTGACTTCCATGGTGACCGCCCTGCAGACAGCAATGTCTGCCACTCTGCCGGGAACCCTGAAGAATGTCGGTGTCAACGCCATGGCTGGCCTGAAGGAAGGTATCAACGCCGGGCGCTTTAGTGTGATCACTGCGCTGAAGTCTGCTGTACAGTCTGCTGTTACCGCCGCGAAGCAGGCCCTGAAGATTGCCTCTCCCTCTAAGGTCTTCCGGGACGAGATCGGCTCCATGACCATGAAAGGCTTTGGAGAAGGTATCCTGGAGGAGAGCAAGGTGCAGGCGAAGATCGTGAAGAACGCCGCCCGCTACCTGACTGGGGAAGCACAGGAAGGCGCGATTGCCTTTGGCTCCACGGATAACCGGAAAACCTACAACAACACCTCTTCCGTCAACCTGACGGGAAACAACTTCTACGTGCGGGACGAGCAGGATATCCGCTCCCTGGCTGTCGAGATTGCCACATTGACCCGCCGTCAACAGCGCGGCAGGGGACTTCGGATGGCATAAACTCCTTGACTTTCAACGGGTTCAGAGGATATATGTTCCTACCAAACGCAAAGGAGGTAACCCTATGTTTTCTATGAGCATCCGGCCTGAAATCCTGAAGAACATCCGGGAGAAGTATCCGCCCGGCACCTCCGTTGAGGTGGTGGAGTTCCATGACCAGTACCGGGATATCCCGGCAGGGACAAAAGGCCGGGTACTGGCGGTCGATGACACGGGAACGATCCACTGCGAGTTCGAGAATGGTGTATCGCTCGGAGCCCTTTGGGGAATCGATATCGTGAAGAAGATCGACTGAAACGACTGACCGGGAGGAAGCTGCCTGCGGGCGGCTTCTTCCTCTGTGTGCCGGGCATGGCACAATTCTAGCGGGTGAAAGTCCCGCCACGGGTATTTACCGCCAAGTGTAGCGAACCGCAAGCTGCTGTCAGCAATGACAGGAGGGGAGGAAGCGGTGTAGCAAAGCCGAGGAGCCTACGAACAGAAACCGGATACAAGGCTAAACGGTGGGCAAGGTTGCAGAGCAAACCGAAGCCCGAAAGGTAAACGTAAGACCGAAGCAGTAAATCCGGAGGTTGTGCGGCGAAAGAATTGTGTCTTACCCCGGGAGGCCCGGTCAGCGAGGCGAAGAACGAAGCGGAAGCGGAGAGAAACCGAGTGCGACAAAAAGCGTAATGACCGGGAGTCAGCTGAGGCCATAGTACCGGGAGCACCGAACCGGGAAGGGCCTAATGTCGTAACAATGCGAATCGCTGTAAGCAAGGCAAGAACATTCCGAAACCGAGGATAGGCCAGCAAGCAGAAACGTATGTCTGCGGAGGCCGAAGGGCGGCGGGAAGATTTCATGCAGCTCTACAAGCAGAAAGAGGAGCAACAAGTGGAACTGATTGACAGGATTCTGGATGACGAAAACATCGAAGCAGCAATCCGAGCGGTACAGCGGAACCAGGGTGCGCCGGGAATCGACAAGATGCCGGTGGGGATGCTGAGATCATACTTTGCGGAGCACGGAGAGGAAATCAAGGAGCAAATCCGAGCGAAGAAGTATCAGCCGCAGCCGGTACGGAGGGTATACATCCCGAAAGCAAACGGAAAGATGCGGCCGTTGGGGATCCCGACGGTGGTGGACAGAGTGATTCAGCAGGCAGTCGCACAGGTATTGAGCCGGGGATACGAGCGCTATTTCAGCGAATACAGTCACGGATTCAGGCCGAACCGGAGCTGTCATACGGCGATGGAAAAGGTGCTGGAATACCTGAATGACGGATATGACTGGGTCATTGATCTGGACATTGAGAAGTATTTCGACACGGTGAATCATGACAAGCTGATTTCCATTCTCAGGGAACGAATCAAGGATGCGGCCGTGCTCCACCTGATCCGGAGTTACCTGCGGGCAGGCGTCATGGAGGACGGGCTGGTCAGTGCGACGGAAGAGGGTGTGCCCCAGGGCGGACCGCTTTCGCCGATCCTGAGCAATGTGTATCTTGACAAGTTCGACAAGGAACTGGAGGCAAGGGGCCTGAAGTTCGTTCGGTATGCGGATGATTGCAATATCTTCGTGAGAAGCGAGATGGCTGCGGACCGGGTGATGGCGAGCGTGAGCAGTTGGCTGGAGCGAAAGCTGCGGCTGAAGGTGAGCGCAAGCAAGACGAAAGTCGTCAGGCCGACGGGAAGTACCTTTCTAGGCTTTACATTCTGGAAGTCGAAAGACGGATGGATGGCAAGGCCGGCAGATGACCGCAAGGCAAAGCTGTGCAAGAAAGTGAAGGAAATCCTGTGCAGGAAACGGGCAGCAGCGCTGCCACTGGGCTATACATTTACTAAGCTGAATCAAGTGCTGCGGGGATGGATAAACTATTTCCGGATCGGCAGCATGAAGACGTGGCTGAAGAATGATTTCAGTCCATGGCTGCGGCACAAAGTGCGAGTAGTAATACTCAAACAGTGGAAGAAGCCGAAGACGGTTTACACAAACCTGATGAAGCTGAACGTTGCCTTTGGCTGCAACATGACGGACGAGGACGTTTACAAAGTGGCCTACTCCAGACTGGGATTGTATCGCAGATGCGGTATGTATGTAGTCAACTACCTGCTGAGCCAGAAAGTGCTATCCTTGCCCAATAAGAAAGAGAACCGACCGGGATTGGTCGATCCTCTTGCTTACTACCTGAGAAATACTTGAAACCATGTTTCGATGTAGCGCCGTATACCAGACCGGTACGTACGGTGCAATGGGAGGGGCGAGGGTTAACGCCCTCCCTCTACCCTATTTTTGGAGGTTATCCCATGACAGACTATTTCCTCTGGAACGGAGTGGACTGCCGCACAAAAGGCATCCATGTATCGGAGCTGCCGCCGATCACCATTCCGCTGGAGCGGAGCAAGCAGACCAATGTCCCAGGCAGGCCGGGAAGTCTGACACAGCTGGAGGGTGATGACGTCTACGACGATATGATCTTAACGGCCACCTGTTTTATTGCTGATCCGGAACAGATCCCGGTGATCGCCGCATGGCTGAAGGGAAAAGGCACCGTGACCTTTGCCAACCGGACAGGCGGGCACTACAATGCCCGGATTGCCAACCAGATCCCCTTTGAAAAGGTGCTGCGCGGAAACCCGCACTGTTCTTTTGCCGTGAACTTCCGGTGCTTTCCATTCTGGTACAAGGACAATGTATCGGATGTGACAATCACCACATCCGGTAGCACAATCACCAATCCGGGCAGCGTTTATTCTGAGCCACTCATTACATTGACAGGCTCCGGGGATATCACCCTCATGGTTGGAATGACCATCGTGGAATTGACCGGAATCACATCCGGCATCGTGCTGGACTGTTCCCTGAAAGAAGCGTATCTGGGTACGACCCTGATGAATGACCATATGTCCGGGGATTTCCCGGTACTGAAGCCCGGCCTGAACGCAATCAGCTGGTCCGGAAATGTGACCAGCATTGTTGTGAGACCAAACTGGCGATACCTGTAATGAACGGAGGTGAACCCCATGATCTGCGTTTATCCTGCTGACTGCACAGACTTCTCCACGAACGGAAACGGAACGATCGAGCCGACTTCCGCACTGGTGACGGAAACCCTGAACGGAGAATACGAACTGCAGCTGGTACATCCGATCGATGAAGCGGGTAAATGGCAGCGACTGGTGGAAGGCTGTATCCTCCGTGCTCCGGTTCCGGCGGCAACCACTCCCCGGGTGCACTTTACTGCGCCGGGAGATGACAGCGGGACAGAGATCTACCGTATCCATACGGACTTTCCCGGAGCGGAAACCCGGAAAGGCACCCTGAACCTGCGCTCTGGCCCGGGCAGGAACTATAAGATCCTCGCAGCCTACAAGAATACCCTGACCGTGCAGGTGATCGCCAAGACCAGCAGCGCCTGGTACGAGATCACTGCCCCGGATGGGAAGCATGGGTATATGGATACCACGTACCTTGTGTATGACCACACCGAGGGTTCTGCTTCCGAGGCTGTCTCTTCCGTTGTGGATGAAAGGCAGCTCCGGGATCAGCCCTTCCGGATCTACCGAATTGTTCCTGACCTGGATAAAATCACAGTATACGCCCGGCATGTGTTCTATGACCTGCTGGACAATATGATCAAAAGCTACAAGCCTTCATCCTCTGCGGTGGGGGCTTCTGTTGTACAGACGGTTTCTTCTTCCTGCCTGTCGGATCATGACTTCACCTTCTATTCCGACCTGGACAACACGGCAGAGGATGTTGAGTTCGAAAACGTGAACCCCGTGGACGCCATTCTTGGGGAAGACGGAGTCGTGGAAAAGTATACCGGAGAGCTCACTCGGGATTGGTGGGATGTCTTCGTCGTAAAACGTGTCGGGCAGGACACCAATGTCCAGATCCGGCAAGCGAAGAACCTGCTGGGCGTCTCCTACGATATCGACCTGACCGACGTCGTTACCCGGATTATGCCGACTGGTGAGGATGCTGACGGCAATGTGCTGTACCTGCCGGAACTGTACATCGACAGTCCGCTGATTGATACTTATACCCATCCAAAGTGGATTCATCTCCCGGTCTCCGAAGCCAAGGAAGATACTGACGGAGACGATGCCAAAACTAAAGCAGAGTGCTATACGCTCATGCGGGATGCAGCGCAGGCCCAGTTCGATGCCGGATGTGATGTCCCGACTGTCACGCTGGACGTCAGTTTCATCAACTGCGCTGAAACGGAAGAGTATGCGGAATACGGTTTCCTCCAGAATATCTTCCTCGGGGATGCCGTTCGGGTAATCGCTCCCCGGATCGGGGTCTGGGTATCCATGCGCATGACGCAGTATACCTACGACTGCCTGACCCGGAAGTATACGCAGATGACCCTCGGCACGGTTGCGGATACCGTGGAGGGAAATACTATCTCCGCCCGGCAGCTTCCCAGCGGAATCATCACCGGCAGCAAGCTGGCGATTAACTCTGTCGGCTCTGGTGCCTTGCAGAATGGCTCCGTCGGCTCCCTGCAGATCAAGATGGCGGCGATTGAAACTGCCCACATTGAGGATGCGGC